CTAATGTAGATCATTTAAAATGCATGATGGATATAGCAGCATATGTGTTTGAACCTTTAAGAGAATGGGTAGGCGGACCTATTAAAATTAATAGTTTCTTTAGAGGAGAATCTGTTAATACTGCTATTGGTGGAAGTAAAAGATCCCAACATATGAAGGGACAAGCTATGGATATTGATGATACTTTTGGTTATAAAACAAATGCAGAAATGTACCATTACATAAAAGATAATTTAGTTTTTGATCAAATGATTTGGGAGTTTGGTGATGATGATAATCCTAATTGGATACATGTTAGTTTTGTAACTCATAGACTTAATAGAAAACGATTAACTATTGCTTATAGAAAAAACGGTAAAACAAAATATAAACATGAAGAACATAAATAATATGACTGATTCTGAAGAATATGTTTTTAATCAAGAAATAGCAGAAAAAGCCCTTGATAATGCATATAGATTAGTAATGGGTAAGGTAACTTTAGAAGAATTATTTGATGAAGCAGAAGAATCTGTAGATGATATAGATAAAGAAATATATTTACCTTTTGATCCCGAAAAGGGTATTCCAGAAGATTGTATTGATGTTCTTTTAGAACATTTTATATATCATGAGGAATATGAAAAATGTTCAGAGTTGGTGAAAGCCCAAAAAATAATAGAACAAAATAAAAAGTGCCAAAACACAAACAAGTAAAAATAAACGATCCAAAAATTATTTTAAATCCTATAATAGTCAAGGAAGATAAAATAATAATAGCCAAACCTTGGTATAAAATAGATAAGACTAAAAATGATCCTGTAAGGCATACAGATAATAAGTATTTGAAATTTTTAAATACTCTAGTTTTTTCTGAAGCATCTAGATATTTTTCAAGACACGGATATTATACTTCAGCACCAGAAGGAACTTCTGAATATATAGATTTTTGGGATAAGGAAGAACGCAGATGTAAAGAAGGTTATACTGTTGGAGGTGTTAGAATAACTGGAGAACATTATGCTTATCTTAATTATGGTCGTATTCTTGCTACTGTAAGTGAGGGAAAAAGACAAAGGAAAGTAGATACTTTTCCTAAGTTTTTAGATATGGATTATTATTGGTATCATGAACTTGAACAAGCAGAACTTAATGGTCAGGGTATGATAGTAGTAAAAGCTAGGCGTAAGGGGTTTTCGTATAAAAATGCCTTCGGCATGGTATGGCGTTATAATTGGTTTCCTTCTTCTGTAGCTATATTAGCAGCTTATGAAAAAACATTTTGGTCTAATACTATGGAAATGGCCAAGCATATGATCAATTTTATTAATCATAATACAGATTGGGTAAAAGGTTTTTTAATAGATAGACAAGATCATATTAAAGCTGGTTATGTAGAGAAAGATCCTATATCTGGAGTTAATATTCAAAAAGGATTTAAATCTGAGATATTAGCTTTATCATTTAAAGACTCACCTCAAAAGTCTGTTGGGCGTACTGCTGAACGAATGCTATTTGAAGAAGCAGGAGATTGGCCTGGACTTATGCAGGCGTATCAACGTTCATATCCTTTGTTTAAAGATGGTAATATTATGATTGGTATTCCCATATTATATGGAACAGGAGGTAATAGTAAGAATGGTACAAATGCTGATTTTGAAGAAATGTTTTATAATCCTTCTGCCTATGGTTTGCGTGCATACGAGAATATATATGATGAGGCTTCAGTAGGAGAAGCGGGTTGGTTTGTAGATGATGCTTGGTATAGAGAGCCATTTATGGATAAAGCTGGTAATGCTTTAAGAGAAAAAGCTATTGTTGATATAGATTTAGAAAGAGAACAGAAGAAATTGGCAGATCCTAAGGCCTATAATATGATGGTGACTCAGCATCCTCATACACCTAAGGAGGCATTCTTAAGAAATGAAGGTGCGGTATTCCCAGCAATTGAATTATATAATGTTTTGAATAAGTTAAAGTCTAATGATAAATATAAAAAGTTAGGTAATGCTGGAACTATTTATGAAGAAGAAGGAGAAGTTAGATTTAAACCCGATTTAGAAAAAAAATTAACTCCTCTTATGAAATTTCCTACAGATCATCACGATTCAACCGAAGGGTGCCCTGTAATCTACCAACATCCTCCTGATGATATACCTCATGGAATGTATAAGATAGGATTAGATCCTGTTGCTTTTGATAAGTCTGGAAGTAAGTCTTTAAATTGCGCAATAATTTACAAATCATATCAAAAATTTGATTATGGTTATGATGAAATTGTAGCTGAGTATACTGGTAGACCTGAGAATATAGAAATATATAATAGAAATTTAGAATTATTGTCTGAGTATTTTGGCGGAGCAGAGATTATGTTTGAAAATGATAGGGGAGAAGTCTTATCTTATTTTAAACGTAGAGGCAAAATGCATTTATTAGCTAATCAGCCTGACAATGTTATTTCAAAAGTTATAAAAGATTCACAAGTATCTAGAATAAAGGGTTGTCATATGAATGAAAGAATGAAAGATGCTGGTGAGAAATTTATATTGAGATGGTTATGGACAGAACGTGGTAGTAGAGAAGATAATAGTAAAGTGTATAATATGGACTTAATACCTTCTGTGCCTTTAATAGAAGAATTGATTGCTTATCATAGAGAAGGGAACTTTGATAGAGTTATGGCTATGATGCAACTTATGTTTATGATTGAAGAAACTTATGAAAGAGAAGTTTTTGTAGAAAAACCACAAAATAATGCTGCTAAATTTCTAATTGACCAGTTAGATAAGATGTTTGTAAAAAATAATTAGTATATTAAGGAATAATTTACTATATTTGTAGGTTATGATATTATAATTTTAAATAAGATGGCATATACCTTTCCACAACAAAGAGTAAGTAAGAAACAAAAGACCAAAAATGATTATGCTTGGGCTAAGAGTGTAATTGATGAAATAGAAAGGCAATCAAGTGACAATCGTCTTGATATTAGTACATCCTTAAGTTCATCAGATAGAAAAAAAGTAAATTATGATTTATTTAATGGTAAATTAAATAGAGAAGATTTTGAGTATGTATGTAAACCTTATGGTATGGATATAGGTGAAATGCCTGCTGAGTTAAGACATTATGATATTATGTCTCCTAAATTAAGAGTATTATTTGGTGAAGAAATAAAAAGACCTTTTAATTATAAAGTTGTTTCTACTAATCCTGGGGCTATAACAGATAAAGAAAGACAAAAGGCTGAATTACTTCGTCAATATATTACTGAACAGATTCAACAAAAAGTACAACAAACTCTAGCTATGCAAGAAGAGGGAGGAGAGATGGAGGCTCAAGATCCCGAAGCCCAACAACAACAAATGCAACAGATTCAGGAAGCAATGACTCCACCAGAAATAGAAGAGTATATGAAAAGAACTTATCAAGATGGTAGAGAAATTCAGGCTCAGCAAATTCTTAATTATTTAGAAAAGAAAGAAAGACTTAGAGATAAATTTAATAAAGGGTGGAAACATGCTTTGATATCAGGTGAAGAAGTATATTGGTCTGGTATTGTTAACGGAGAACCTACTTTACGAACTGTTAATCCTTTGTTTTTTGATTATGATAAGGATCCAGATCTTGATTATATACAAGATGGTCAATGGGCAAAATATACTATGAGAATGACTCCATCTTCTGTAGTAGATAATTTTGGAGAATATATGACTGAACAAGAAATTAAAGATTTATATGCTGATAATTATTCATCTGAAACTGGTGGTCATGCATTAGGAAGTAAAACATTTTCTTATGATGACGGTACTTTATTTGATCCTTATATAAGTTTAGAAGATACAGATGATGCTAAAAAAGGTTCTTATATAAAAGTTGCACATTCTGAATGGAAGTCTTTGAGGAAGATTGGATTTCTTGTTTATATGGATGAATCTGGGGCTCCTCAAGATATTATAGTTGATGAGAAATATAAAATGAATAAGGAAGCTGGTGATATAGAAATTAAATGGGAATGGATACCAGAAGTATGGGAGGGTACGAAAATAGGTAAAGATTTATATATTAATATGCGCCCCAAACCAAATCAACATAAAGATTTAGATAATCTTTATAGTTGTAAATTAGGATATATAGGTACGACATATAATAATCTTAATGCTGAATCTGTATCCTTAATTGATAGAATGAAGCCTTATCAATATTTATATAATATTATAATGTATCGTCTAGAATTAGATTTAGCTTCTGATAAAGGTAAAAAGTTTTTAGCAGATATTAATCAAATTCCATCTTCTATGGGAATGGATATGGATAAATGGTTATATTATTTTGATGCTTTAGGTATCGCATGGGTTAATCCCCAAGAGGAAGGTAAAAGAAACCAACAAAGCAATTTTAATCAATGGAATGCTATTGATCTTTCGATGTCACAAACTGTTAATCAAAAGGTCCAACTATTAGAATATTTAGAGACACAATGTTCTGAAGTTTCTGGTATTACAAAACAAAGAGAAGGACAAATAGGCCCCACAGAATTAGTTGGTACTACTCAACAAGCTGTAGTTCAGTCTAGCCATATTACAGAAGAGTGGTTTAGTATTCATTCTTCAGTTAAAAAAGAGGTTATGTCTTC